CAGATTACCTGTTACAAAGCCAGGCACACAAGAAAGAAACTTTACTCATATTGACGACACAGTAGATGGACTACTCTTGGTCATGCAGTGGGGTTCGGGTGACGGATGGGGTATCGGTAATAATACTGCATATTCTATGCTTGATGTATGTGAAATGTGCAATGCAGTTCCATGGATGAGACCAGAGAAACCTGGTAATAGAATGGCTGGCACAGTACATAATGAAATGTTAATAGCCCTAGGCTGGAAACCAAAAGTAAATTTACGGGAGTATATAAATGAAAAGCTTGATATATGATTTTGAAACACTAGGAACTAACCACGCAGAATCTGCAGTGGTATCTCTAGCAGCATTGGTATTTGATTCCAGTCACTTTAAAGAAGGTTACACTTATGAGGAATTACTGGATTCAGTAGCTACTGTTAAGTTTGATGTTGCTGATCAAGTGCACAATTACGGTAGGAAAATAGATCCTAATACCTTGAAGTGGTGGGGTGAACAATCAGCCGAAGCTCAGAAACAACTTAAACCACAAGAATCCGATATGTCGATTAGTAACCTGAAGTCTTGGATTACATCATATGCTAGCCCTGATAATGTCGATAGAGTTTATACAAGGGGTAATACTTTTGATCCAATGTTTTTGGATTCAATATGTAAACCAGACCCATATCCATTTTGGAAACTTCGTGACACTCGGTCTACCATTGAAGGTATGACACTTCTAAATAAGGACATTAAGAATGGGTTTATAGTCCCAGGCCTTGAGGAACAGTTTGTTGCCCACGATGCTAAACACGATGTCGCTATGGATGTAATGAGACTACAATTCTTAATGCAGGAAATGCTATGATGTTTGATAAATTTGAAGAAATAACTATGAAGATTTTAGTTTGGGTTTGTGTCTTAGCTTGGCCAGTCTTGGTATTGTTCTTAATGTTTTCTCCATACGCTGATGCATCGGATGAAAACGGAGATACTTTTTGTCTAGCTCAGAACATCTATTTTGAAGCTGGTAATCAACCCCTTGCCGGAAAGATGGCCGTGGCAGAAGTAGTATACAATAGAGTTTCAATGTCATCTTATCCAGATACTATATGTGGAGTTATATACGACGCCAAGTTAAGAGTAAACTGGAAGGGAGATATAGTACCCGTTATTAACATGTGCCAATTTTCTTGGTACTGCGATGGGAAATCTGATCTGCCTACAGACTCAAAAACATGGAACATATCTTATAAGATCGCCCAAGCATATATTGAGAAGAAGCTATATTGGGGTGAGGTTTGGGATGTAACCGAAGGGTCAACTCATTACCATGCGGACTCTGTTCATCCGTATTGGGCAGATTCACTAAATAGAACAGTAACAATTGATAATCATATATTTTACAAATAGGAGATAATTATGAAAATGATCGGAAAAAATGTACTCGTAACAGAGACAGAAAAAGAAACAGCAACAGCAGGTGGCATCATCCTTACAGGTGATACTACTAAGGGTTCTAAACCAGGACTAATACTAATGGTAGGACCTGAAGCAACTCACCTCAAGAAAGGCCAAAGAGTATTTCTGGATTGGACTAAAACCATGCCAGTTGATGTAGACGGCAATGGTGCTGTAATCGTTGATATGGAATATATTAAGGCAGTGCTATAATAACCCTTTACATTTGATTGAAAGTGTGATATAATATATCTATTAAATTATGGAAAACAAATGAAAACAAAATTCAAGAAAGCCTTCATGGACTGTGCAATAACATTCTCAGGGTTATCCTCTGCAGTTAGAGCACAGGTAGGTTCTATTATTGTCAAAGATAATAGAATCATATCTATCGGATACAATGGAATGCCGTCTGGTTGGGATAACACCTGCGAAGATGAACTTGGTAAAAGTAATCCCGAAGTCCTTCATGCCGAAGCAAATGCTATCACTAAAGTTGCTAAATCTACAGAGTCGTGTGACGGTGCAGCTATATTCTGCACACATCTGCCATGTATTGAGTGTGCTAAGTTGATACACCAATGTGGTATTACTCAGGTTTATTATCATAATTATTACGATTCAGCTAACGGACCCGGCCTAAAGATTTTATTAGACTGTGGCATTTATATGGAGCAAGTATGAAGAAGGTAGGAATAACGTGTTCAACATTTGATCTGCTACATGCAGGTCACGTATCCATGTTAAGAGAAGCAAAGACTGCATGTGATTATCTAATCTGTGCACTTCAAGTTGATCCGTCAGTAGATAGACCAGAGAAGAATAAGCCAGTCCAAAACATAGTAGAGAGACAAGCACAGTTATCTGCTATCAAATATGTAGATGAAATCCTAGTATATAATACCGAAGAAGAGCTATTAGATATTCTTGGTATGTATCAAATCCATGTTAAGATTATGGGTGAAGAATACAGGGATAAAGAGTTTACAGGTAAGGACTTGTGTCGACAAAGAGACATAGAGTTCTATTTCAACAAACGTGACCATAGATTTTCAACATCAGATTTGAGAAAAAGAGTTGCAGAAAACACTTTACATTCACAGTAAAATGTGTTATAATATACTTAATAATTAAAAGAGGAGAACATATGCCAAGTATTGATTTACGTCCGAAGCCTAATAGGAATTCAAAGGACAAACGACCACCAAAGGAAATTCCTTTCGATGTAGCTCTTAGAAAGTTCAAGAAAGCAGTTGAACGGTCTGGGGTCTTACAGAAAGTAAGAGAGAAAGAATTTTATGAAAAGCCTACGTCTAAGCGTAAGCGTAAAAAGGCAGAAGCCAAAGCAAGAACCAAGAGAGAGATGCGAATGTCAGCAACCTTTCAACCTAAGAGGAAATACTAATATGTCTATAATGGATAAACTTAAAAAGAATTCAAAGATCAAAACTACGGCTGTACTAGCTGATAGTATCTTCTTTGGTGAGAAAACCATGGTGCAAACAGAAGTACCTATGATTAATGTGGCACTCTCGGGTGACCCACAAGGTGGACTCACATCCGGACTTACGGTATTAGCAGGGCCGTCTAAACACTTTAAAACTTCATTTGCCCTACTAATGGCTGGTGCATATCTTAAAGAACATAAAGATGCAGTGTTGTTATTCTATGATTCCGAGTTTGGTTCACCACAGTCATACTTTGAAGCATTCGGTATTGATACCACACGTGTACTACACACACCAATTACTGATGTAGAACAACTAAAGTTTGACCTAGTTAATCAGTTAGATGAAATTGAACGTAAAGATAAAGTCATTATCATCATTGATTCTATCGGTAACCTTGCTTCTAAGAAAGAATTAGAAGACGCCTTGAATGAGAAATCAGTTGCTGATATGTCTCGTGCCAAAGCTATCAAGGGTCTATTCCGTATGGTTACACCTTACTTGACTATGAAAGATGTGTCATTACTGGCAGTCAATCATACATATCAAGAAATGGGATTATTCCCTAAAGCTATTGTATCAGGTGGTACTGGTATCTACTACTCAGCAGATAATATCTGGATTCTGGGCCGTAGACAGAACAAGAAAGGAATGGAAGTTACAGGTTATGATTTTGTTATTAATGTTGAAAAGTCAAGAATGGTTAAAGAAAAATCTAAGATTCCCGTATCGGTTTCTTGGGATGGTGGTGTTGAACGTAACAGTGGTCTTCTTGATATTGCTATCGCCGGTGGTTTTGTGTTTAAACCTTCTAACGGTTGGTATCAAATTGTTAATCAGGAAACTGGTGAACTAGTAGATCCTAAAGTCAGAGAGAAGGATACTAAGACTGATGATTTCTGGAAACCTATTCTAGGCACAGAGAAGTTCCGAGATTTTCTAATCAAGCAATACCAGATCGGACACAAGTCTTTGATTGACTTTGATCCTGAAATAGAGTACACAGACTAATGCAGAATACTATTAGTGCTAATCATTACACATTTGTTGAAAATGAATCATCCGAATTTTACGGAGTCAAGTTTAGAAACGACTCCCCTTATTCGGGTGTGGTAGTAGTATATGGAACGGTCTCTATTAAAGAGTCACAAGAGCTTGATATAGCAACTCTATCATTCACATTTAATATTCAAGATGCTGGCCCGAGAAACATAGATGAATTAGAAGCATCAGAAGAGTTTAAAAACTATTTAGGTGATGTTCTAGGTACAATAATTAGTGAGGAAAATAATGGACATATCGAATCAGCTGCCGACGCACATACTGAATCATCTCCTCAATAATGAGGCATATTGTAGAAGGGTAATACCTTATCTGCAAAAAGAGTACTTTGAGGGTACTCACGCTACAGTATTTGATCTTATAGTTAAGTTTGTTGCTAAGAGTAATAAGTTACCTACGGGCAAAGTTCTTGACCTAGAGTTGAGAAAGATTCAAGCTCCCGATGATGTTCTTAATAATGCAGCCAAGTTAGTTACTGAGATAAACTTCAAGTCGGATATAGATACCGATTACATGATTGCAGAGACTGAGAAATGGTGCAGAGATCGAGCAGTATACAATGCAATTATGGATTCCATACAGATTATTGATGGTAAGAGTCAAGATCAAAGTGAAGGTGCTATACCAGAGATACTATCTAAAGCATTAGGTGTATCATTT